TCCCCCGAGACTTCTCTTGCTTCGTGCTTGCTACCATATAGCCTCCCCTCCTCAGGACTGAGCCTTGTTCCTCTATAATTATATTATACGTGTCAAGTCTGTCCCAGGATTCCTGGCTCTACGAGGGCGCTTACACAGAGACAGCGGCAGCGGCTGGTCTAACCACGCCGCTGCTGCTGACTCCAGGCTGCTAGCCGCCTCCTAGTGGCATCTGGCTAGCAGGATCACGCCTGCCGCTAGAGCTATCGACAGGAGCAGGATAACTACCAGCTCCCTCCCACTCGGGCGGTCGTCGTACTGGACCTGCCGAGGATGAGGCCAGTCGGGATACTCCCGGTTGTTCCAGTAGTCTCGCTCGGCTTGGTCAAGATCGTCTGAGTCCATGTCCTCTCACCTCCATTTCATACGGACTCCAGAAACTTAGCGACCCCTCTATCCCTTAAGGGATAAGAGGGGCCGCTAAGTTTACTGGCTTGAACCTATGCCTTCTTCGCCACTTTGACGAGCATCCGTTCTCTGGCTTCTCGGATGTCATCGTATATGCGGTTCATCTGAAGGATGAGGTTCAATGCCTCTTCCTTCTTCGCCGCCTTCCGGCCCAGCAGGACGCTGCGCATGTTCCGATCTAGTGCGAGTCCATCCTTCCGGGTATGACTTGATGCGCGGTGGTCGATGTAGCCTGTTACTCCCTGGAGCAGGGACCAGGCCGAGAGGTTCCCCCCACGATATTTGGCCTCAGCCTTCAGGTTCTGGCCTATGGCTACCACCGCCGCGTCGTGGGCAGACTTGACTTGCTGAGGGGCGTCCTTCTCAGGTGGCGGGAATAAAGCCCGTAAGAACTTGTCCACCTGTGGAAGCCCGTCTCGCTCGTCGAGGATTCCAGCAGCCTGCTCGAAGAGCCTGAACTCGACGGCCGAGAGCCTGAGAAGTTGCCTCGCCTGCGAGACTCGTTCCTTCAGGCTTCCCCGATGCTTGATGTTGACGTCGTATATCCGGCCCGAGGTTCTTGTGGCTCCCCGGCTTGCCTCGCCGAGTGCCATATTGACGGTGTTCCAGCAGACTGGACGGACTGACGTCGGGACTACCTGGAGAGAGGTCTTGCGGTCGTGGCCAGTGTAGAGCAAGAGATACTTATAGACCTTGTCCCTGCCCCCGACGATTATATCGTCTGGAATCCTGGCTGTGATGAAGACCTTCTTGCCGCCAAAGAGTGAGCCGGCGCTCTCATACTTGAGATCACCGCTTGCGACCAGCTCATCCATGAACTCAAAGCACTCCAGGTTTTGGAAAGGCGAGTATTCGGGGCTCGCCATCCCCAGGACTCTGTCGTCCTCTACGCGGACGATGCCCCTCCACTCAGAAGCCTCTATGAACTTCCGCCCTATCTTGACGTAGGCGGGCATCAGCTTCACAGTGGTATCTAGCTGGGCCAACCTTATGGCCTCAGCACTAGTCGGAGCCTCCTCGACTCCGACGCCTAGCCCATGCCAGGGCACCTCCCCGGCATAGAACATCTTGTTGCCTTCGATCATGTGGGCCATTCTTAGACCTCTCTCTCCTGAGTGTCGATATGGCATGGGCAGGCGCACCCATAACCTCCAATGATTGGCGTACTCCTGAAGCCGTCCTTGCATTCATCGCATGCGCCGGTATGTGGGCCTTCCCACTCCTCGGGGTGCTGGTGATGCCGAGTCTCGGACTGGAGCCTCCTTGTCCGAGCCTGTACCCTTGAGGGTGCATGCCTCCAGCACCACCACTTACCATCCTCGAAGATTGTGGCCCGAGTCATGCATGTCCCATACGAGTAAATCGGGCCATCCTTCTTGTGTCCCGAGCATTCGTGTTCGACCACTGCCTTCACCTTCCTTCCCCCAGCCTGCGCTGGTTCCTGAGGTTGATTGTCTGGCCGGCGGCCCGTCCCTCGCGGTGCCCACCTTCTCTGATGTTGATATTCCCTTGACGAACTGACCGTAGGCGGCCGAAGGCGTTCATAAAGTCATCGACCTCTTGCGTATGCCGAACTACCAAGGCCACGCTGCTCGCGGGCAGTGCCGCCATCTGCGCCCTCCTCTCCTCGTAAAAGCGGTTATTGGCGGTGCTCGTAGCTCCCCAGCAGAAGGATATGCGGAAGGTTGCGGGATGCTCATCGTAGATGAGATGCTTCCGTGCGATGACAGCTTCCTGGGCGAGGCGACTTATCTCACCTGCGAGCCAGTTGAAGATGTCGATAGCGACTGTCGTGTCGGTTGGCTTCCCTACGAACCAGACTGTCCCGCCGCTCTCACCTCGTCCTCGGCGAACCAGGACTCGGCAGAAGTTGTAGTTGGCTACTACGCTTGCGAGATAACGCCTCCACTTCTTGTCCGAGGCTCCCAGGCTGGTGGTCGTCCGTGCGACCCCTTCCTTGGTGGTGCTGGCGCCTTCTACCTGGGCCAGCGAGATATGGTACTTTAGCAGCAGCTCGTTAGCTTTGGCCGCTGCCGCTGCCGCCTCGTGCTCGTTACTACTGGTCGCCAGCGCTAGGCAGCGCCGGACCATCTCGATGATGCTCTCTTCCTTCATTGTCCTAGCTCCTCCAAACTTGCCACACGACCAACCCCCAAGTCATCAGGGTGCTGGCCATAAGGCTTAGAATCACCTGGCTGATGAGATCTAAGCACATCCTATTTACTCCCTCGCTATAGACTACTCCGGCGGCTCCTGTGGCCTGAGGTTTGGCGGGTCCAGTCAGCTTACTGTATTCGGCTATATGGACCTTCCCCCAGGCCACAGGAGCCGCCGGAGAAGCGGCTAGGACTTCTGTTGGAACGCCTGCTGTTGCTTACTATGCCACCGCAAGAACGCCTGCGCCTGCTCCTCGGTTTGAACCCTGTCTAGCTTTGCTGCGTCTGTCGGGAATTGCGCGGATAGGCGAGTTTGAATGTCTCTAACTTCCTGCAGGGCTGTTTTCATCGTATATGCTCCTTCGTTAGTAGCCTGCCTCATCGGTGCTAGGCGGCAACCCCTAGCAGACGGGGGAGCTTTCCCCCGTTATCGGCTTCCTTATATATTGTCGAATCCTTCTGGGCTTGCGGCCTTGCGGCTGACCTTCCCTTCCTCGGTATCCTCAGGGGCTTGCGGTAGTCCCGTTCCCGGTTTTCCTCGCCCTGTCGTGGCCTGGAGGATTGCTTCGGGCGGCTGTCGTGCCTGGGCGGGTTCCCTAGCGAGCCGTGTTAGCTGCCCCGTCGTCCTCGCTATCCCTACAATATGATTTTAAGGCTTGCCAGGAGTTCTGTCAATGATTTTCATAAATTATTTTGAATCTGGGGAGGTGCTATTTTGACCCTTTCCTGAGCCTAAAAGCCCCCCAGAGCCTCTGAACGGGCATTGACAAGGGGTATATAATTTAAGCGAGGAGGGCAGGATGGACCAACGAAACTATGACCTCGAAGTTACCAGAATCAAAGTCATCGAGTGGGGGAATCACCAGCGCTTCAAAAGGAAAGTCCCGGCGAGAATTGTCTCCAATCATCTTCTCTCTCTGGCGATGAAAGCTGAGAAGAGAGGGCAGGTTGCTGGGGCAGACTGGCTACGCTTCACCGCAGCTTCAGCTGCTCAACCCTATCTCTGGCTGAGCTATGTGCCGCCCTGGGCGGTACTTACGCACCTGGACGGCAAGCGGTTCAAGCAGATGTTCCATGACAAGCCCACCGCCACGGCTCGTATGAAGACTATTAAGAGGAAGCATCCTGGAGCGAAGGTTTACCTGGTCAATGTCTACCGCCCTCAGGACAAGAAACCGCCTGATCTCCAACTTGAGCCCGGCCAGCTCTATTGCCCCTGGTGCGGAGCAGGCCGCCGTTTCAAGCGCACCGAATACGGCTATACGCGCTGTCCTATATGCCATATCTCGACTGAGAACTATTACACCCGAAAAGCTAATGGCTTAATGGATCATAGCACAGAGGAATCAAGAGAAGGGCGCCGGGAGATGAGACGGCGCAAGAAGGAAAGCCGCAGGAGGGTTCGTGGACAGAGTCTTCAAGACTAAACCTTATAAGCACCAAATCCGGGCTCTTCACCACCTCATAGCACACCGTGGCGGTGCCCTCCTAATGGAGCCTGGAACGGGCAAGACTAAAGTGGCCCTGGACTACTGCAATCATCTCAGGTTAAAAGCTAACCGTCTGCGACGTGTTCTGGTTGTTGCCCCTCTGGGCGTATTGTCGGTTTGGGAAGATGAGCTAGAGAGACATTTCGCAGGCGACTATCGAGTAGTCAGACTTCCCAAGGGATCAAAACGCGGACTTGCTCTAGCAGAGCTTCACGGCCTTCGGGAGATACCTAGCCGCCCAGTCTTCTTATTGATCAATTACGAGTTGTGCTGGAGAGTCCTGAAGGACTTGCTACTGTGGAAACCACAGGTGGTGATAGCTGATGAGAGCCACCAGATCAAGCACCACAATGCTCGCAAGAGCCGCGCTCTTCACCGATTTGCCGACCTGGAACCTCCACCGCTGCGACTAATTCTTAGCGGGACTCCTATCACAAACTCGCCGCTGGACGCTTATAGCCAGTGGAGATTCCTCAACCCCGCCCGCTTCGGCACCCGTTATCGGTCATTCAAAGAACGGTATGCTATCTGGGGCGGATATGGAGGATATGAACTTCTCTCATACCGGAACCTCGACGAACTCACAAAGAGAGTCGCAGCGGATTCATTCATTATCAAGAAAAAAGACTGTCTGGACCTTCCAGCATCGACAGACTCCATCATTAGGGTTGCATCAGAACCTCATACCGATAAAGTCTATGCCGACATGGCGCATGATCTCGTAGCTTTTATCACCGGTGCTGATAAGCCTGTTACTGCTCCGATCATTCTCACCAAACTACTTCGTCTATCCCAGATCACTGGAGGCTTCGCCAAGACGGATGACGGACAAATCGTAGACGTTGGAACCGAAAAGCGTGAAGCTCTTCGGGAATTGCTGGAAAGTCTGGATGATAAGCCAGTAGTTATCTTCGCCCGCTTCCTGTGGGAGATAGGCCAATGCGCTGGGGTCGCAGGAAAACTGGAGCGATCAGCTCGAATCATCAGCGGTACTCAAGACCCATATAGCCGGGCGGAGTCTGTTAAGATGTTTCGTTCTGGAAAGGTCAATACCCTCATCTGTCAGATCGCAACAGGCGGGCTCGGCATAGACCTATCCGTCGCACAGTACGCCATCTTCTACAGCCTGGACTACTCCAGTGATCACTACATACAAGCCCGCGACAGACTACATCGCATCGGGCAGGAGAATCCCGTAACCTATTATCATCTCATTATGGACAAGACTATTGATGGAATGATCCTTCGAGCCCTAAGAAATCACCGTAAAGTCTCAGACCTGATTCTAAGTAGCCCTCAGGTTCTGATCGAACATTGACAGGTATAGTATAATTTAATCACCGGAGAACAGGAGGCTTCAGTGATAATCCTAGAGGGACCAGACGGAGCTGGGAAGACTACACTTGCCCATCTCATAGGCGACAGATTCGATCTCAAAGTCCTCCACTCCCCGGGCCCAGGGAATCTCCTCCACCTGTGGCTTCTTGAGGCGACTATACAGGAGAGAGCAGATCGCAGAAGTGATATTCTCCCCGCTCTCAGGCCGCAGGTTTATGACCGATTCTTCTTCTCAGAGCTAGTCTACGGACCAATTCTTCGCAAGCGGTCGTGTTACCCCCCCGAGTTTCATGGACTTTTCTTTAACTATATTCTCCCCTCCGCGCGTCCTCTCGTCATCTTCTGCCTTCCACCTCTCCACGAAATAATCATAGCAGCCAAACACAATGAGCAGATGGACGGTGTTATGGAGCATTTAGATGAAATCTGGCAAGCCTACAACGTACGCATCCCCATCTGGATGGCCGGATTACGCAGTTACGGCAACAATTCCCTCGTCTATCACTGGACCAATCTCGGAGAAGTCCTCAAAGCGGTTAGTCTGAAACTGGAGGGAAGGCATTGAACATAAAAGACGTAAAACTCCCGGATGGGTGGGATGAGACGAGCGACATGCTCAAGGAGATGATGTTCATACAAGAGAGACAGGCACGCGCCTATATCGAGATAGAGGGCGACCGTCGTCCCACCCCCACCTTCCCGGTGGACCTCGACGACCCCCGTGGCCAGGACATGATCAAGGTCGTGTGTTATCTCATCGTCGAGGAGCTATCAGAGGCGACCAATTGCCTCAAGATGAAACCTCACTGTAAAACCCACATCCACACCGACCGCGACCACTTTTATGAAGAACTATCCGACGCGCTGCACTTCTTCTTGGAGCTTCTGCTCCTCGTCGGACTCTCCGCTCAGGATGTCCTTAAGCTCTATCTACTCAAATCGCAGGTGAATGAATTCAGAAGGGAGTCTGGCTATTGATCACTGAAACCTACTCGGATATGGTTGAACTCTATCACGGCATTGTGGGAACCCTTGCCTGGGGTGGTCCAGGAGTAGACCTGCCCCTTTCACCGGCCACTCATAGCTTCGATAACCAGATCGTAGCCGAACAAGCCACTTTCGAGGAATTCAACCTCGGAAGCATCGGTATGCTGAAGCCCCGCTGGTCCAGGTTCTTAAACCAATATCTGGACCTCGACGATCTTCGCCGCTGGCTTCCTGTAGCCGCCAACGTCAAGAGATCAGCCACCGCTGGTATAATGACCAAGACTGTCCCAGGCCACACCTGGGGAAACTGTCTGGTGGGGATAGTCTTCAGATGCGAACCCAAGCCTACACTTACCCTGCAATCAAGAACCAGCAGCATAGTCCCCACAGGGGGCATCGACCTGGCTTTCGGCTCCGTCATCGCCCGCGAGATAGCACATTTAAGAGGAATAGACCAGCGAGATATTCGCTTCATTTGGACCGTGTCCGATCTGTTCCTCAGTGGAGTTTACTGGCTTCCTTATCTATCCAGCCTGGGACTCAAGACTGAAGAGAAGTTCAGGAAGTGCGGTTCCAAGACCGCGAAGACTACTGAGAGAGCGTTTCGCAGATGGATTAGTCGCTACCGGCGAAAGGACTGCTGCGAACACTGGGTCAATTGCCTCCGTCGGACTATCCGCAAGCGAATAGAGTTCTGCCCATACGATGATGAGGAGTGCCGGGAGAATCTGCCCAAGTTTTCACCAACGGCGAGAGCTATCGAACGGTACGTCCGAATCCAGCGCGGTACGATGCAGAAATGTCTCGTGAAGGAGCTAATCTTGCCATGAGGGTATTCAAGACACACGCCGAAGCCCTGGATGAGATAACCCGCGACCTCGGAGAACGTGGCACCAGGGTTCATCCTGAGACGATGCAAGACAAAGACATCTCGGACAGCCCCGACTATGACACCTGCGAGCTAACGGATTACACCTATTGCGTCCTCGACTCTCAGGACTTCGCCGGCCTGGAACCCACGCAACCGTGGGCAGATTTGGAGTTTGGCGAGAGAGTCTCAGGCGAGATGATCAACCCGGGAGAAGCCTGGCATGCCCGCGAGGAGCTTTGGGAAGAGTACCTGGAACCGCACCTCGGCCTCTTTGCTTATACATATCCGGAGCGATACCTTCGCCAACCCCACGCAATCGCAGCTGAGCTTCTCAAGCATCCTCACTCACGTCAACTCTTCTTGGGAATGTGGGAGCCAACGACTGATACCCTACGATTCGGTCGCAGGCGAGTTCCCTGCTCACTCGGCTATCAGTTCCTCTATCGCGACGGATTGCTTCATATCACCTATTTCCAGCGGTCAGCAGATTTTGCTAACCATTTCCGCAACGACGTCTATCTCGCCTGCCGCCTGCTCGCATGGGTAGCAGAGCGGGCAGGAATGACCCCGGGGCGATTCACTCACCATATCACCTCGCTTCACGTTTACCAGAAGGATGTGAGAGGAGTCTTTTAATGGACCGACCTTCAAGGGATGATACTTGTATGACCATAGCTCAGGCAGTGGGTCTACGGGGAACGTGCCTTCGCCGCAGTATAGGAGCAATCCTGGTCCGAGATGGCCGGGTGATCTCCTCGGGATACAATGGGGCACCCTCAGGACATCCTCACTGCGATATGATGACATGCGGAGGTGGCGAGCTGGATGGTTGTCTCAGAACAGTTCATGCTGAGCTCAATGCCATTCTCTTCGCAGCACGGGCAGGGGTTTCTACGGAGAGAGCTGTCCTCTACACCACCTGTTGCCCCTGTGGAGACTGTGCCAAAGCGATTATTAACGCGGGAATCTCGGAGGTTATCTACTCAGAGCCTTACCGCAACAACCAGGCTTTTGCTCTTTTGGAACGATCTCTTATCAGAGTGAGGCAATGGACAAAGCCACTCGAAAACTCTGGAAGCTAATCCGAGACGAGAACTGCGAGCTTTGCGGACTAAGCGCAACAGCCCAGTATGCTTGCTTGCTCGGTGATGGACCCTGTCCCTCTAAGATTCTGGCTATAGGCGAGGCTCCTGGATGGCGAGAGGAGAAGATGGAAAAACCCTTCCAGGGCGCCGCCGGCCAGTATCTTGATAAAGTCCTGACCAAAGTAGGTCTGAAGCGATCTGATATCTATATCACCAATGTCGTCAAATGCCGTCCTCCTGAGAATAGAAGACCAACTCCCACAGAGATGGAAGCCTGTGGGAACTATCTCGCCAGAGAGATTCAAGCGGTCAATCCTGAGTGGATATTGATCTTGGGAGGAACCGCTCTCAGTATGCTTAATCAATCGGGTGTGATGAAACTCCGTGGGACTATCATCAGAGTGGGGCCCATCAAATACTTCATCACTATTCATCCCTCAGCTTGCTTACATAATCCTCTAAATCGACCCCTCTTCGAGAAGGATATGGAACGATTTGCTCATCTAGTTACAGGCCAGAACGAGCACACTCCGAAGACTCACATCAGAATAGTCCGCGGTCCAAAAGGATTGCATCAGATGTTGGCAGTTCTCAAAGAATCTGATTGCTTCGCCTATGATCTGGAATGGTATGGTGAGCCTTGGTCAGAGGGAGGAATCACCTGCCTGGGAATAGCTCCGAAAGTAGGAGAAGCCTGGTGCTGCTTACTCGATCATCCAGAAGCTAAGTGGAAGGACTGGCGAAAGGTTCTTCAGCGATTTGGTCCTCTTCTGACCGACCCATCGAAGAAGAGTATAGCTCATAACGGCAAGTCAGATAACGTCTGGCTTCGAGCCTATGGAATACCGATGCAGCATACCTTCGACACTATGCCAGCCGCGCATCTGATAGATGAGAACCGCTCCATGTCCTTGGAGAATCTCTCGCGGACGATGCTCGGGACTGAGGAGTATAAGGCGAAGGCAGATGTGAAGAAGGGACGAAACCTGGACGGCAGACTCCTCGCAGGACGCAACGGCCGGGACTGCGACTATACCCTCAGACTCTATTATGTCCTCCGCGATCAACTGAATGAGCAAGCTCGCCTCCGAAGGATATTCCGCCATATCTCTATGCCCATCACGGATATTCTCGCTGACATAGAGCTGGAAGGAATGGTGCTGGACCTCAAGAAACTCAAGAGCACCACTGAGCGGAATGAAGCCGAAAGACAAGAGCTTATAAGAGCACTCCGGGGCCATGTTCCTCGCGTATGGAAAGACCAGGAGAAGGCTGAAGCACACAAGAAAAAAGGATTCAAGATCAACTTCAATTCCACGCAGTGGGTTGGCAATTGGCTGTTCGGCTCCAGATCAGAAGGAGGACTCGGACTCAAGAACCCCCAACAAACCCCATCAGGAAGGTTCGCCACAGGAGAAGATGCTCTGCTGACTCTTCCTGGAAAACAGCATCCAGTGATACGGCTCCTTCTCGACTATCGCCTACGCGAGAAGTACCGCTCAACTTATCTTGAAGCCTGGGCAGATCGCATGGATGCCTCAGGACGAGTTCATATCAGTTATAATCAAACAGGAACGGTTACTGGTAGAATGTCCTCAGATATTCATACGACACCACGAGATGGCTTCATACGATCTATCTGGACGGCGCCGCCAGGCTGGGGATTTGGCCAGGCTGACTATTCCCAGGTGGAAATGCGCCTGGCGGCTATGGCCGCACAGGACAGAACCATGTTGCGAATGTTCGCAGAAGGGCGAGACCCACACACAGAGACTGCTCAGGAAGTGCTCGATACGATTGAAGTTACACCCGAGCAACGTAAGAAGGCCAAGGCGGTGAACTTCGGCTATCTCTACGGTATGGGGCATAAGAAGTTTCAGCAGACTGCCCGCGAGAAGTACGGCCTAGACCTTCCCCTTGAGGAGTGTGCTAGATATCGAGATCGCTGGATGCGACGCTACTCGAATATCCCCCGGTGGCATGATCGTCAGCGAAGACTCTTTCACCGATATGGTGAAGTAACCAGCGCCATTGGAAGGAAGCGAAGGCCGCCCCAGGATGACGCTGAGGGTGAACGCCAGGCCATAAACTCTCCCATTCAGGGACTAGCCAACGATATGACAATGTTCGGAGGCGTATTATGCAAGAAGCAGGTAAACCCCAACAACTTTAAGATCATCGGATTTGTCCACGATGCGATGCTTTTCTTCTATCGGCTCGGGCAGGAGGAAACAGTCCTCCCAATCATAAAAGAGACGATGGAGAATCTTCCGCTACGAGCCAAGTTTGGTACGATAATGACTGTTCCGATAGAGGTCGAGATTAAGATTGGAACACACTGGGGGGAGGGAAAACCATGGACGAATACCCAGGTGGCGTAGAGGGCATTATCTCGAATTCACAGGGGAATACTCTACTCAGATGCGAACAACGATTCTACTATAAGTTCGTCAGGAACCTTAGTCCCAGGCGACCTGCCCTCCCACTCCACAGAGGGGGCTGGGTCCACCAACTTCTCCATGCGCATTACTCTGGCGAGGACTGGCGACAGGCTCACCGAAAACTTAGCGGAGAGTTTGAAAGGCTCTTCGACGAGGAAAAGGACTACTACGGCGACCTGCCGAAGGACATTCTCCGGATTATGGGGAATTATGTCTGGACCTGGCGAGATGAGATTTGGAAACCCATCGTGGCAGAACTAGAAGTCAACCACAAACTGAGTAACGGCTGGACCTACCGCGGCCGAGTTGATCTGATCATAGAGGATGAACACGGTGATTCCTGGCTGGTAGAACATAAGACCACAAGTCATACCCCTCCCGGAGAATTGAGGTTGATGGACCCGCAAACGCACCGGTATTTCTGGGCATTAGCGGACCAATATGATCTAAGAGGAATCATCTATAACTATATACGAACTAAACCGCCCACCGTTCCTGAACTGCTCAAGTCCGGAGGACTGACGAGAAGATCAAACATCGACACTACTGTCCGGACATATCTCTCGGCAATCAAAGCCGCGGGACTTGATCCTGAGGAGTATGAGGATGTTCTAATAGAACTTCGTAACAAGCCGTCGGCCTTCTGCTGGAGATATCGAGTACCGCGCCACCAGGCCACCGTGGAATCGCTCGTGAAAGACCTGATTCCACTTAGTAAAAGAATGTCCGAGCTATGGCAAGGACGACGTCCCCTCCGCGTACTCGATTTTCGCTGCCACCTAGACTGTGAATATCGCGACCTCTGCCTGGTGGAACTTGGGGGCGGCAATCCGGAAAAGATCGTAAAAGTACATTTCACGGTGAAAGAGGTTAAGGAAGATGAAATCGAAGAAGACGAAGACATCTCGGTATGACAACATCGAAGAAGAGATAGTCCCGGCAGCGGAGCTTGATCCGGCTAGGGTGTTCCTGCTATACGGTCGACAGGGCGTCGGCAAGACCTATCTGGCGGCCAGCAGCCCCAAGCCCCTTATCATAGATACGGAGATGGGAACGGCAGGCATCCGTCGAGTTGGGGGTGTCCGAGTATTGCGCGTCAACCACTTCCCCATGATGGATTCTATCTATTGGTATCTGAAGGATGGGAAGCATCCCTATGAGACCGTCGTCATCGACACCCTCACCCGCCTAGTCAGCCACGCCCTCCGCTATGTAGCCGGCGGTGATACTGAAAGCAAGAAGCAGAGACTCGACGAGATACGTTTCACGAGCAAGCGAGATTGGGGCGCCGCGACGGAGCTGATGAAGGACGTAATCATACGATTCTCCTCGCTGTCTCTGAACGTCATCTTCACCGCACACGAGACCACCTATGAGATAGAGGACGAGGAGATCGTCTCCGGTCCGGTCGTCAACCCCGGGGTCAGACAAGTCCTGCTCGGACACGTAGATATCACAGGAAGATTAGTGGCGAAGGAGGTGAAAAAGGAGGGCAAGAAACATCCACAGGTGGAGCGGAGGCTCTTGCTGGGCCTGTCCGAGTCCTTCGAGTCTAAGGATCGCTCGGGAATCTTGCCCAGCACCATCAGACGGCCAAACATGACAGAGATCATTAACCTTCTACGAAAGGACCAGTGAAGACATGGCACGAGATAAGAAAAGGACCAAGAAGTCAGGAGCAACTCGTGAGGGAGTAGTCGTTGACTTCACCGGAGTCGAGGTGGGTCAGCGCGGAGTCCGTCTTCCCGAGGGCGACTACGATGTCGCCGTCGCTGACGTCGAGGAGAGGGAAGCCCGCGACGGCGGGGACTACCTGAACTTCAAGCTCAAGATCACCTCCAAGGGCAAGGGCAAGGGCAAAACCCTCTTCCACATCTGTTCGCTCCAGCCACAAGCCCTGTTCAACCTCCGGGCTACGCTGATCGCGCTGGGCATGGAAGTCCCGCAGAAGCGTCTCCGCATCAAGACCGCTGCCCTGATCGGCAAGAAGATGACCGTTACTCTCGCTGACGATGAGTACGAGGGCCGCATCCGGTCCCGCGTCGTCGACACCCGACCACTCGGCGGCAAGAAGGAAGCCGAGGACGAAGAGGACGAGGACGAAGAGGACGAGGACGAAGAGGACGAGGACGAAGAGGACGAGGACGAAGAGGACGAGGACGACCTCGACGACCTCTAGTCATGGGGGAGAAGGCGGTAAGGCGAGCGGTTCTGAAGGAGCTTCATCGGATGGGGGGCTTCTGGCTCTCTATCCACGGCTCGCCTTACCAGCCAAGAGCTGTGGACCTGGTGGGCTGCCTGAAAGGTCGGTTCGTGGGGATAGAGCTAAAGAGGCCAGGAGCCGAGGCAACTGCCCACCAGGCCCACACAATGAGCCAGATAATCGAATCTGGGGGGATAGCGGGAAAAGTATTTTCAAAAAAATCCCTAAAAAGGCTCCTCTACCCATTGACAAACTCCGCCAAGTCTGATAAGGTTGAAGGTGGACAAGGAAATCGGATAGCAGTCAGCAAGCAATCTAGCCTGAAGGAGGCAACAAGGAAAATGGCGAAGAACAAGAAGGTACAGGAGCCGGAAGAGGAAGAGAAAGAGGAAGACGAGGACGAGCTGGAGGACTTGGACGACCTGGGCGACGAGGAAGAGGACGAGGCACCCAAGGCCAAGCGTACTCGCTCCGCGAAGACCAAGAAGGCCAAGGCCGAGAAGGAAGGCATCGGGCCCAGCGAGATCGCCGAGGAAGCGGGAGTAACGGCAGCGACCGTCCGCCGGTTCCTCCGCGCCAACCCCGACCTCGTGGAAGGCCACGAGCACCAGGCTCGCTACACATGGCCTAGCCTGGAGTCTCGCCAGGTCCAGCGTATCCTCAAGGGGCTGGAGAAGCAGGCCCAGGCCAGCGCCGAGCCCGAGGAGAAGCCCAAGGCGAAGGCCAAGAAGGGCAAGGCCAAGCGCAGCAAGAAGTAGCCCCGCTCTCCCTTAGCAGCCGAGGGGCTGGGAAATCTCCCAGCCCCTCCTGCTGTAAGTACGCCATAGTGGCCACAGGGTGACCATAGGAAGGAGTAACTACAGACTCCTGTGATCCACGCCAGGCGGACTACCCAGAACCCCCAGCAGCCAGCAGCGCGATGTAGTTCATCTCGGCCCGAGCCTTCTCGACCAAGGCATCCTCGGCGGTCAAGATCAGCCCCGCCCACCGCTCCAGAAGTGCCTGTCGTGCAATCTTCGCCTCTAGCTCTTTGTTAGTCATCCCTTCCTCCTCATAGTAGTTTACGTCCACGGAGTAGTTACGGACCAGGACACTGTTCCGGAATTGCTTGATCGCACATGGGGGACTCCAGCCGCCGAAGGGTGTGAAGTCCAGGTTGGCGGCACCGTCATAGTCCGCAACCCAGAGCATACGATCAGAAAAGCGGGCGGTCCTATTGGTCCAGGGGTTCCACCACCACGGCGCCGTATAGATACAGACGCGATCCCTTCCCCAGATGCGATCCGCGACATCCAAGTAGCTCCGTATCCAGGCACAGACTAGCTCGGCTGAGGAATATCCCCCAAGCGGGGCATTGTCGTCCTCGAAGGCCAGGCCGATAACCTCCGGCTTGAAGACCTCTACCACAGAGGCTACCTGGGCCAGGTTGGCTTCCACGTCGGTGCCCCAGTAAGCCTCTCGGTAAGCTCCCACCGCTAGACCACCTTCGGAGATAGCCGTCAGCTGCTGTTTGGCTAGGGCGATATTCTGGCTGCGAAGATCAACTCCCACCAGAACAAGATCGTAGCCGTCTCCCCTCCACTGGGCAACAGTATCAGCGCCCAGCGGGCCGCCCCAGTTGGAAATATCTAAGGCTTGCGACATAGTCGGCTACTCCGGGGGGGTCGGGGTTACTGCGGCTGAAACCTGCTCGACCGCCCTGACGACCGTGTTTAATGTCTCCGCATGCCCGTTGAGTCTAAAGAAGTAAGCTCCCGCCGTGCCGACGGCAGTAGCCAGCGCCCCCGCATCGAGCAATAATACATCTCGAAAGACAGGATCGTCTCCGTGCGGCGCGAAAGCCATGCAGAACATGGCTACCAGACCGAATAGGATCAACCCCATGATACCTGATGCTGCCAAGAAAAACTGAGTCAGACCTGTACTCATTATCCGATTCCTTCCCTATCCGATATTTCAATTCGCCGCTTCTAAAGCGCGCAACAGAGCATTTTGGGCTTCTGCGGCCCGCAATTTCATATCAATACCCTCAAGAGGTATGTGATCAAGTAGTAACAGCAATATACTGACCTGCTGGCGCGAGAAGAAGGCTCTTATGGGTTGAGGATTTTGTTGAGTAGACCCGCCTCTTCTTCCAGCAGCGCCTCCGCTTGCTGCTCCAGGTCCAGGCGGTGTTCGCTCAATATGAAGTTTACTGCGCATCTTTGTGTCTCCCTCTGTAGAAAATCAGTCGCCGTTCCTGGCAGTAAGAAGGCTCCACGTCCCGCATCTATCTCGTCCCGGGCACGAGCATTAAACTTCTGGATGGCCACATCCAGCTCAACTGTGATCTCGTCGGGAATCTCAATGGCTAGTTTCATATCTTACTCCTTCATACAAGAATCATCACTCTACTGCCTGCTGGTATGTGACCTCCGGCATCGGCGGCTACCCATTGCACCTGCCGGAGAGTAGCCTGCTCCTTCACATATAAGTTTGTCTGATTAGCCGCTGGATTAGCACCACCGATAATGCGGAAGTATGGAGATGAAGGACCAATTTCTGCTAGATAAGCGGTTGTAGCGAGAGAATCGTCAACCTTCACACCGTAAGCGAGAGTAACGCCGGAAGGCCCAAGGACTGACAATAAAATTTGGAGGCCGTATGCTGTAGCCGGTTTTACTCCCGACCAAAGACCTTGCAAGACACAAGCCTTAGCGATTGTTAATGCCCCCGTACCCGCTGCTGAGCTCTTGACATATCCGCGTATACCATAGACACCCCCGAGAGGTTGACCTGATTTATGCCAAGCGGTAAATGAGAGGCCATAAGCTGCCGTACCACTTCCCGGACTAACCCCCGCATAAGCAACATCGATTATCGATCCAAAAGCTATCACTCCAAGCCCGGCGCCAGTATAGGTAAGATTGTAGGTTCCCCCGACTGGAGATGTAGTAGGAGCGTCATTTGCATCATCTCGTACATAGAGTAGTGAGTTTGCGGCGGCACCTCCGTAGACTGAGGCATCTGGTCCTATAGCAAGATAATGTTTAATCGCAAGACCGACGGCTCCTACTGGACCGGTGCCTCCCAGAGTCATTTCCTCGGTGCCTGCGATGTCGAAGCGGATGATGTCCTCGTCGGCGGCCTCCTCAACCTGGATGCCGGTATCGTGATCGGCGTCCCAAATCTCGTCGCCACCACCACCAGCAGGAGCAACCGCAATCCACTTACCCGATGCAAGATCATAACTCAGGACTTCGTTATCGGCGGGCGCAGGAATGTTGACGTCGGTGAGACCTGCAAGAGCTGAGGCACCTCCAACCGTAACTGGACCGCCCTGAACTGATACTCGTGTGAGAGCAGTATCGCCGCTCTTCGTAGCACGAGCCTGCCGTTGAGCTTCCCGCGTCTCACGCCTTACCGACGGCAGGAGTCCCCATTTACGCTGATGCTCGTCTATGAGTGGCTTCCGTGTTCTACTCATAACTCCACCGCCAAATCCATCTCACCCGAGGCTTCATCGGGCTGGAGTGCGATAACCTGGACATCACAGTCGACTCCGGAAAATCCCGCATTGGGCAACTTTACTCGTACAATGTCTCCGGGTTCGATGTCTCCCCAGGGAAGGATATTATTGATCGTCAGGGGCAGAGTCTCGGGGGATGTGGTGGGCTTCCGAAGCATCGTAGAGGCGGCATCACTAAGCACGGCCTCATCCTCATCCAAAGGAAAATACTCAACAAGCTCTCGGTTAAGAGCAAAACCGTAGTTTACTCCGATAGACGAGGCTGATTGAATGGCTCTTATGCGATCGGCTATCGCGCCAGTTCCTCCAACAGCAGCTGCAGCCGAGGCGGAGCCTAAGACATCCCGGATATACTCACTAGCAGTAAAATGGACGCCCTCCTCTAGTACTACGTTGTGGCTCTTATCAAAGCCCCGCGTGCCCCAGTTGAGATAGACGCTGATCCGATTCCGTCTGACTATTTCCTCTAACCACCAATCATCTCCGGTCTTATCGGAAAGTTCATCAAGAGCATCACCAAGTTTGGCATTGCTCGCATCAAAGGTACCCCGTACAGAACTTCCTGAGACCTTCGAGGGCAGGGGATAAACACCTGTGGGATTAGTGGAGTTCACAAGAGTCAGCATCTGCATGGCAATTCCGCCAGCAAGCTGGCCGGTAAATTTGCAATCTGCTGGAAGAGTACGGTCATAAAAGATACTACTCCGGTTGTCACCTGAGACCCGACAAACCCGGGCGGAGGGATTCTCTTCTATACGACCAATGAAACCTAGATAGGGAGGACGCACCGCACGCGAGATAGTCACAGGCTCATCATCATAGAGGGCCGCGACCTGGGCAGCAGTGAGAGCTACAGGAAAAATAGCGATCTCATCAAGCGACCCATTCCAAGGACCACTACCATCGTGGGGGTTCTTACCTATGAAAACGGGATTGCCCGATGCGAGGATAGTCGCATTCACCACACTACCTGTCCTGTCGATTGTATCGATATAGAGCTTAACTGTAGCTCCGCTCTTTGTAACCACGACCATATGGTAAGCCGTATCGGTAATTGTTATTGTCGAATCAACAATAACACTGGACCACGTTTTCTGTAGCTGCAGGTAGTTTGTTGGCGTGATAAGAAAATTGTATCCTGGATTATCTCGGCAGCAGATAACTTGCGTCACTCCATTTGCAGCCTTCTTAACCCAAGCAACAATCGAAAAAACATCTCCGGTATCAACTGACACAGAGTTGGCCACCTCGAAATAGTCAGCGGCATCCCCGGGCAGTGAAATAGCCTTATCCGAGCTGGCCGGAAGAGCACCTGCTACTCCATAGGTGATAGCAGGACCATGCGCAATAGCTGTATTGCCATTTCCCGAGGAGTCCGCCAGATTCCCAGATGATTCTCCCATACGCCAGTAGGCTCCTGGGCTAAGAGCTAATACCGCCACGGCGTAGTCTGGACCCACAGATGGTTCGGGTTCCTCTTCTTGACTCCAGATAACAACTGTCCTACCCTCTTTTATCATATCAGCACGTATGCCGGGGTCATTAGAAGGCACCGAAAAAGAAAAAGCTCCTCGTCCCGATTTGGTATATAGACGATCGATATCGCCGGCTGTAGGCAGCTCAGCCAGCATCCGACCGTAATCATCATGCAGGGTTACTAAGGCTCTCATGCGAATGCGTCCTGATAGCTGATTCCTATGAGAACTGTGCCGATTCCAGATTCGGTATAGCGGAGACTATTCGCCGCAGCAATGAACCACATCCAGTTAATGATGTCGGTCGGAGTGATCAATCCAGAAATGCTCTCGCCAGTATCGTTCCTGATGACCGTATGAGCTAGGGTATTGACTGTGATAATAGTATTCAGCGGTACCGGGATGCCCATAAAGGTAAGAGTCTGCCCAGAAGTATCATTCTTGGCGGCTCCTCGCAGCATGTAGATAGTCTCCTGTGGAGATATGAAAATAAGAGGTGTGCGAGGTGTTGTGTTGTCGAAGGTTATCTCAATATTGTCAAACTCGGCCTCAGCAGCAGAAGCAGCCGGGACTTCGGGCTGACAGATTGAGCCGTCGCCGAGGATACGGAACCAGTTACCATATATCGCGTCTTGAGTCCATACCCCCGCACCACCCATCAGACCCGATGTCCAGGCTTCTCCCTTCGCATAAGTACGATAACCTTGAGACCAATAGATAAGAGCCGCTGAGGCCGTTCGTTTCAATGTGATAAAGTAGTGTCCTGCTGATAGTCTCACGGGAGCTGGAAAAAAGCAAGTATGTATGCCGAAACTGCTCGCACTAATATCCGCAGCTGCAGCTAACTGGGCCTGATAGACCCAATTCCAAGTAACCGTATCAGGATCACCCGTGCCGGAATATTCGCCAAGGGAGGCTACGACATTTCCGTCCGCTCCGGCTGTTTTCTTTAGCTCAACACTAACTCCATAAACCCAGCATTCTTGGTCAAGAGTGAAACTTTGTGCTCTCTCATAATCTACGGGTCCAACAACAACAGTTCCTCCAGGAGTATGCTCTTGCGCTGTAAGTGTTCTCACCATCGTTGCGTATCGAATTCTCTGTAGCACGGAAGTAGGTGTGATTTGCTTATTCACTCCATCAGTAACGGGGTTATACTCCGCCAACAGGGATTCGTTGCCGTCTAGGTCGGAACCGTAGACGCGAGCTAATATATTCTCGGCCACTGTTACATCTTGCTCCAGCGCTGCGGCGGCGGCTTTGATACCACAAGGACAATATAAGCTGACGCCGTTGCACTTGGGCTGCCCCGCGGCAGGTATGCTATCGATGAACTTCAGAACGGTGCCTGTGTCATTTACTCGCATGGGAGAAAACCCCGAGCCTTCCTCGCGGGGATCAATTATCACCTGACCAACTCGCAGTGGAGTTGCTCGGGTTATCTGCGGTCCAGGGCGTGCATGGTAGAGATTTGTTGAAGTAGCCAGGTTAATCACCGGCCTGGTCAATGTCGAGTCAGGAGGAGCGCCTGCCGAGGCATTATCGCTTATGATCTGTATATCATGCTCCTTCCACAAACCCACCGTAGTGATGGGATGGGAGGCGGCGGTCGTGTTGCAAGCCCCGCGTTGCTGGACTCGAATAGCGGTGAGAGTCTTATTATCGTACCTGATACACTCAGTACCGAAGACGATAATTCCTGATGGAGGCAATCCTGACGTCCCGAGAATGTTCGACAGCTCAATCCACTCACCAACTCCCGGGCTGGAAGAGCTTGCCATTGCCACGGCGTTTGTAACTGCCACCATCGGCTTATGGATAGGCCATATCCAGATATAATCGGCCGCGAGGGTTGTATCTATCTCGCGGGGAACTTCCTCGCCATCGACTAATACTCTGAGATCATTTCCATTAGCGAGCAGTCTCGCAGCCGAGTATTCAGCTGAGAGATCAATGAAACCTGTACCTCCCACAGGATTAAGGTTTATGGGGTAGCCACACCCGTTGGAATCTACTCCAGCGAACTCAGACTGCCAGCAGAAGATAATCTGCCAGCGGTGCAGATAATCTATGGCATGAGACTTAGCAACCGTGGGTTGGAAAGTAAGATTAGGCCATGTACGTTTACTTCCGACCGGAGTCTCACTCCAGGTCTTCGGACTGGAAGTAGCCGTCTGTGAATGACTAACTGGAGTATCATTCAAGAATATGGGATGCGCGATATAGAGACGGATGACAAAAGTGTCGGCGATGTTCTTTTTCGCCCGGTGGTCTATGACCTTTGCGGTTACTTCATATGTGATGGGAGTAGTGGAACCATCGATCGCCTTGAAGACTACATCTCCCGAATCCGAGTCAAAGAGAATCTTAAAAGCATCGAGCTGGGCTTGCGTTACTCCCACTCCTGGTGCAGGAATAATTCGCACATACAATGGCATGATGAGACTTTGGGGTTGAGAACCAGACGAGGTGGGGAAAGTTCCCTCCACTACAGTCTCCACCGGCTCCGCTGTAACAAGACAGAATGGGTCAATTTCCCGCTCGAACCAGGAAGAGTAGGCGGCGCTGTTGAGTAGAGTGCCGTTAATGGAGTATGGAATCAGCTTATACGTCATTGACTAACTCCTACCTGACAAAGTCGCCTAGAATCCTCGGAACAGTCTGTCGGTCTCCTTCAGTGCCGTGCGTGGATCAGACTTGGGGAAGACATTGCTGATGCGCCCGAAGTTATTGATTATGGTTCCCCCGCTAGACTGGCCTGGCCTCGATACAACTTCCCCCGCCTCCAGGTGGTAAAGTCCGGTATAGGCGGCGACTCCACCGTGCTGCATGGACGACACTTCGCCACTTGCTAGACTATTGAACCATCGGATCGTATCCTGCAGACTTATGGCCATAAAGAATAATTGCTTGTTGACAGCAGCCGCCGTCTGGGAAAGTGGTCCCATCTGATCAATGAGATTACGAGCTGCCCACTCCTGAGCCGCATCGGTCAGAAGGGTGTGGTCGGCCATCACCTGCAAATCCTTCATCACCTCTATATTCGCTTCACGCACGTCCATTTCTCGCCGAATGGAGTCTATCTGCGTGTCTATTTTGTCGATAGCCTCTTGCTCTTTTTCACTGACATCACCGCCGGCTCTCTCCACCAACTTAGCTCGTTTCAGTTTGAGCTGGTCAAGATCAAACTTTAAGAGTATGCCCTCTTCTGTGGGCTTTGAAAAGAGGTTATTGAATGAATCATATAAATCATTAACGGCGTCATTCGCATCTTTAGCCTGGTCCTGAAGATTGCTCAGGGCATCCAGGGCTTCGATCCTTGCGCCAAACTCTTCTGCGGCTAAACCGCTTCGGGCCCAAACGTCGACCAAATCCTCCAGACTCATATCAAGGGCGATCGCTTTATCAGTTAGCCAAGCGGCAGCATTCTGGCACTCTATCTGAGATTGTATGAATTGTTCGCCGGTGATACCAGCTGCTGTGAGAGAGTACATAAGAGCGAGAAGACTCTGTTGCTCGGCTGTGAGCTGCTCTGTTGCGTCTATGGCAGTCCCGCCGAGTTGGGCATTCGCCGCTGCGACGGCTTCCAGGTATTTCCGTACCGCCTCAGCATCCTCTAATCTTGTCTTCTCCCTTCCAAACCACTCGTACTCCCACATTGGCGGGAATCCTGCGCCTACTACGACCGGCTTCGCGAGCTTCGCCCACCCAGCCTCAAACTCAGCTCGTTCCTCTGGCGTCATCGGCGAGGGTTGTGGTCCCTTCCGCTCTTTTAGTTGGTCTTCTTCATAGCCGAAACCTAGACCGATAGACTTTAAGCGATCATTCGCCCACCCGACTGCTCCGACATAATCTCCTATTACACTTTTACCACCCACGAACATCTCTGAGACGCCGCGAAGCGCCAGGGAAAGTAATGGCAGGGTCTCCACGCCTAGCTCATTTAGCTTGATTTCCAGACCGGTAAGAGCCGAGTTATAGTCAATTGCCAGGCTAGTGGCGTCCTTCGCGGCTAAACTAGACTCTTCTGTCTGCCGTGTCGCAGTCTCCATCACCTCAGAGTAGTTCGCGATTAGTGGTAAGATAGCACTACCAGCTCGGCCGAAGAGCTGGGTGGCAAGTTGAACAGCCTCTTCTTTATCAGCCATTGTACCGAGCTTATTCAATATATCGGGGAGAATAATCCCCATCGAGATCATCTCCCCATTAGTATCTCGGAACTCCACCCCGAGCTTCGCCAGGGCCATGGTAAGATTGCTGGAAACTTCCTTTCCATTCTGCATCTGGAGTACAACAGATGCGAGCTTCCTCTCTAGCATGTAACCCATCGTAAGTAGACGATCGCTGCTAGCGCCAACATCGCTGAGAGCATTACTATACAGCTCAGCATCGTATGCGCTCATGCCCAACACGGCTTGAATCTTCATCATCCCGGTGGCCCAGTTAGCGCCAAAAGCGCCCAAGGCTCCCACAGCAGTAACAACCGTGGCAGCCATTCCCAGGAAGCCGGCGGCTCCCGCATCAAGCCCACCTGCTAGATCAGTGAGCCCGCCGGTTACTATTCCTAACCCAGAATGTAGCCCACCGAGACTGCTCGCTAGATCATTAACACCAGTCCCAGCCTCATTTGCACCGACGCCCACAAACTGCGCTTCATTAGCTGCCGCAGACAGTCCCTCTGCGGCAGCGTCTCCAGACGACCCAACAGCGTCCAGCGCAGACTGAGTACCCTCTAATGCTGAGGAGTCAACACTCTCTAACGATCCTTTAAGCGCATCAAGGGCATCTTGAGTATCAGAGAGAGCCTGTTGAGCACCGGAGGAATCGCCCTCAATCTCAAGCGATAGGTCCATCACCATCTTATCACCAACCTCGGGCCGCTACATCGTTTAATCCGTGCTCACACGTTCTCGCCGCCTCTTGGCCAGCTAGGAAGAGAGTCCGATACTTTTCCATCGTTACTCCAGGAACACGAACTTGTTCTAAGGCGTTAATTCCTGTCCGCTCATATACCCAGCGGATAAATGCTGCCTCGATCACCTCGCTTGGCGGCGGCGAGACCCCACCACTGAAGTAGGCGACGAGCCTTCCACGCTCGTCGTCCGTACTCGTAAAGGGTTCAATCTGTCGACCTCGGCGATCAGTTCCACATAACTCTGAGAATCAATCCTGGCGACAGTATCGTCCTCGATCGGTACTGGTTCACCATTGTGGATATGCGACCAGGCTACTATTGCGCGGCGAACACGCATGAAGTCCAGGGTTCCAACCTCAACCTGCGTAGACGCACCGAGGTGAACGGATGCGTTTCTTGCGGCCATGTTGTCGCCCGCCGATAGTGGCCTAAGTTTGTACCACTCATCTGGCGCGCTCTTGGGCCGAAACTCCATCGGTTCGACATCATCCCAAATTAGGGACATGATCACTACCTCCTTCAGATATATTCTATACCGACTTGATCTAGAGCAGGTCAGTAGCCGCGCTCTTGCAGACCATATCTAGGAAGTTGGTCGCATCAGTTGATCCCTCTAGTTTGAGGGTGATGAGCTGTAGGCCGTCCTTCTCACTGTCGGGGAAGATACTGCCCTCACTGTACTTCATCAGATTCCGGAACTGGAGCGAGCGGTTCGCATTGATGGTGGATAAGATAGTGATCTGACGAAGCGTAGCTGCCTCAGCCGCCGTCTTTTCTGTTGCCCAGACTCCGCCGGCCTTCGCCAGCAACTGAATCTCCACTGAAGTCTTTACAGCCTCCACGTTTAGCTCGTCCATGGAGAAGTCGAGGTCAGAACGGGAGTCCGCGGTGGCCAGTGGGTTCACTCCTGTCTCGATGACGAACTTCCAGCCGAGGACAGCCAACGCTACCACCGTGGTCGGCGTCATCCAGGAGCCATCGATGTAGATGGCCGTATTGGACATAGCCGGCATGTCCATAGTCGGCAAAGACAGACCTGCCGTGAAGGCACCATCCGCTATCAGTCTGCGAGCAAACCCCTCCAGCGAGAACATTACAGGGGAGTTTTCCTTGGCCGAGACTTCCAGCTTCGTCGCCATCGCGTAGGCGGCCTTCCAGTCGCTCGGAGTCGTCCCGTCTGTTAGTCGATAGGAGAGACTGCGGGACTTGAGCAGAGGATCAGCCGTCGCGTTGCGCGTCGCTGTCCATATCCAGTTAGGAGTCGTTCCGGTCTTTACGGGTGTTCCATTTACGACCATGCCCATGTAGTAGTGCATTTGGTCCATCATGACGGGGCCGCCGACCTGCCAGTTGATTCCTCGGCTTATAGGAAACTCCCCGCCCTGATTAGCTAGCAGAGAGCCAATCACTAGCTTAGGCCGATAGAGTTTATCCTGGGGCATGATCTTCAATGTCTCGAAGACGTGCCTAACCGTCTTCGCTCCAGGATCGGTTCCCTTGGTGGCCTCCAGTACAGACTGGAGGATGGATGACTGTGATCTGTAAGTGGCCATATGAACTATTCCTCCCGCTCTTCAGGCGCCTCCGAGGTAGTCGGAGCATTCTTTACATGCTTGTAAACTGGAGAACGTTTGAGGCTGCCCTTTTGATCATCCGAGAAGCCTCGGTCATACTCCTCGCAGACAGCCTCAAACTCCTCATCCTCCATATCTCTTGGCGGGACTCCGGGGATAACCCCTGGCCCGATATACTTCCACATTATCCGGCCTCCTGAACTTGTATCTCAACTCGAACACCGCAGGCAGCAACAACCTGGGACGATCCTTTCCGACGAGTTGCTCCGGCAAAGTCTATCAACTCCTGCGGCCATCGTATTTGGTAGGTAGCGCCTGCACCATCTGTGAAACCTCCGGCAGTTTCAGCCGTTCGCAGAAGCTCTATGATAGCACGAGCATATCGGTAAACCTGCTTCCGCAGATTGGCTTTTTCCTCTCCGGAATCACTGTCATCCATGACAGTACAGATGATGGTTATCGGATGGGTTGTTCCGATATATCCGCCTCCGATTGCGTGGATGCGAGTCCTGTCGCAGAGGACTTCTATCACAGGGAAGGCTTCGGCCTCCAGAATCTCAGTGGTATTGAAGCTGGCGGGCATCGTAAGAAGAGTGTCCCCATACTCCGTATTCAATGCCGCGACCTTCGCCGCAAAGTTGGTGCCCAGGTACGTTACCAGGGCCGCCACAGCTCCTTCAGCCATTTTGAGAGTCATACTACAAGCTCGCTCCGCTATTGCTCCTAACAAGGTTTACCAGATGTCGTTGTACCGCGCGGGCGATCTCCTGCTGGTTCTCATAGGTTAGGTCAATCGCCTTGCGCTGCGGCATCTTGCTGGTTCCCATCTGGTGAAAGATTCCATAGAAGACTGTCGACCCTATCCCCAATCGCATGGGACTTATCTGGACCTGTGATCCGTCTCCTCCGGTGAGAGATTCTCGCAGTGCTCCCGTCCGCTCCAGGATAGGTGTCCCATAGTGTATGGCCTTCCACGCGGCATATTGCGGGCTGAGTGGTTGCCACAGGCCAGACTCTCCTGAGCTACCCTCTGAGTCGAACAACTCGCCTTCGACTTGCCAGAAGTAGTCTCGTATATCCTCCCAGGCGGGAGTGAGATCGGACACGCCTTCTGTAAATCGCTGAATAGCGAAGTCAACCTGCTTATCTCCCAAGACAGAGAAGGTAAGTCGGATCATCAGAACTCCCGCAAGTCTCGACTCATACTGAAGGCAGGCTGCTGTCCGTCGCCTGTCCCATCCTCGTATGGGTCGTTGTCGGGATTCGCGGTTTGGTACGTTTCGGCATAGACGCTACTGGCTGAGCCGGCGGTGGCTGGGTCTATGGCAGAGCCATCCTTCAGCGATTTGAGTCCGTCTTGGTATATTCGCCACAGAGCCTGTCCGTGAGGAGTGGAGGCAGGACCGACATCTGCTTCAGGGAACTTTCCCATCTCAGTCAAGGCCGCTGCACCGCGGGCGTTCAAGCCTTTGAGGAAAGCAAGGAAGCTCGCGGGAGCTGTAGCCGGAGTGGCAATTCCCCTCGCCGATAGCACAGTATCTATCTCTCCGGCGATCTGATCTATCAGGAGAGTTACTTGAGCATCTGTCGGTCTCGTCCCGGCGGCGTAGGTTCCTCGCAAGGGATTCAGAGCCTGAACATCCGCTATCGCACAGTACGCCATAATCCCACTCCTCTAACTCCGGCTATTGCGGTTTATTCGCTGCGGGCAGTCCTCCGTATGGTTACTCCGCCGCCGGATTCCTCCCCACTTGCGGCTTCATCAGGACTCGGAGGGCTATCCTCTTCGTCTTCGCTCGTCTCCTCTTCATCCTGGGCAGGTGGGGCTTCCTCTTCGAGTGGCCTCTGACGCCAGTGCCAGGCTCCCGAACCTTCCACCACTCGATCGCACGTGGCCATTACGCCTGCGGCATAGGGATGGGGATACTCGATGTCGATCGTGTCATCGTCCCGGTTGACGGAGAGAATCTTCGCTTCTACTTCATTCCCGGATGTTCCATCTACGAATAGAACGATCTCACCCTTCTTTGTTTTGGACATCTCATATACTCCTGTATTCTCTGGACAGCCGACGCCATCCCTCCGGTCGGGCAATCGCTGGTGGCGAGGTGGTTTACGCTCCTCCCCGGTGCGACGTCGGCTGTCCAGTAACTCCTTTCGATCATCGCTTATGCGACCTTGTCGATGTCGCTTATGCGACCTTGATAGCGGTCTCCCACAGGCCGTAGCCTACGGCGAAGCGGGTGTCCACTCCGTAGTAGAAGCGGCGGCTCATGAAGGCCAGGGGGTCATCGGGCTTGGCCAGGGAAATGAACTCAGGCGACTTCCTGTTCTGGAAGATCAGCGGCTTGACCGCCATCTTTGTGCAGAGCAGGTGCCAGGTTGAGGCCGTAACGTAGGGACTAACTCCCATATCGGCTTGTCCGATGAAGGTGTTACTCATGGAGGCTGCTACAGCCCCTGCCGGGATCATCGCCGCTGTCAATAGCTGGGCGAAGACCTGCTCCTGAGCAGGAGCGCAGAGGATAAAGTCTGCCAGGATATTCATTGGACGACCCTGGTCGTCCTTGACGTTGCGCATCTGTGCCTTGGCGCCGCTGAAGTCTGCCTGAAGCAGCACCAACGTTACGCCGGTGGAGGTGTACAGGTTCGTCTGCGCTGCTTGAGCGCCTACCACGTGTGAGGCACTGTAGAAGACGACTCCATCGTAGCAGACATTGCCAGCGACGGCGCCGTTGACCAAGGCCACCACGCAGCAGTTGTCGATGTATCGCGGCACTTCCATTCCTAGCTGACGAATCCGCGGGGAGATCATCCCCAGCCGATCATCATCCAGGGTGTCCCGGTCGACGTCGACGGTGGCCTCGTAGTGCTTGTTGGTGAGCGAGTAGGTGTACGGGTACAGCCCGCCGGATTGTCTCTGATCGATCCATTCCCGCATGACAGGAACGGTGCCGAGCCAGTTGTAGCTCTCGGTCAGCGTAGTTGACGGAATCTCCATCGCTATACGTGGATAAACCGTGGGCGCTTGTGCCGCCAGGAACGCGTCCGCATATAGCGCCCGGAAGGACGTCAGCAGGGCAGCGAGGAAATCTGAGTTTACTATTCCCATCTTACTTTGCTCCTCTGTTCTTGATTTAGTACGCTACAATTCACAAGTGATAGCTCCCGTTGGAGCTAGGTTAGAGTGCTACTGGGCCGGTTACTGGTATCCAGACCCAGACGTGGGTGGTGTCTACCATGTAGACGACGCGGCCCAGCTTGAGGTCGTTGGTCGTTACAGATGCTAGAGCCAAGGAGCCGCTGTCGGCCACACAGAGCGTGTCAGGAACATCTGTGATCGCTATTGTCGCAGTCGGAAGCAAGAACAGCGCCCCGCTTGCGACTCGACAGGTCTTGACTCCAGCCGTGGTGCTGACTACCTGCTCGTCTGCGATTCCTACCGAGATGCAGGATGCCGTGTCGGCGCCGACGATCAGATAGCCGGTGGCCGGGTCAATCATGACGATCGCACCCTTATAGATCGTCTGGTTCGCTCCCACCAGGTAGTTGATGAGTGTGGGATAGCCTTTACGGAGAACGTCAGTATCTTTCGCTAGTGCAGTCATCTTTCGTTATCCTCTCCTCTGCTTTAGATTCTTACCAATACGATTCTGGTTAGACTGTGGCCAGCGGGACTAACCCGCCCGCGCTGCGACTGCCTGCTCGTCCTTCTGCTTGTCGATGAGGGTCTGGATCGGTTGCTTGCCCAGTTCCAGCACCGCAGGAGTAACGCCCACCTTCTTGGCTATCTCCACCTCCAGGTCAGTGAGCTGCGCACCATCCGGCGGCGATCCGTCAGAGCCGATCGGCTCTGAAAGGATATGCAGCTTCGGCGAGGAAGCGACGAGGGCGACGAAGGCGTCGTGGTCGGACAGGGCAAGGGTTACTAGAGCTGGCCGCTGTGTAGGCGTGAACTTACCTTCCTGAACAGCCGCATCCACTTCCTGCTCTGCCAGATGCGTGGCCTTGTCCTTTTCCAGGACAACCACCTTCTCGCGAAGCTCCTTCACCTCGTCTGGGGGCGGTTCCTTTGCGGCGGTTCCCAGCTCGGCGATCTTGGCTGTTACCTGCTCCTCGGTCGAGTCCGCAGGCATGCCCAGGGTCTCAATTAACCTCTTCAAGTCCACTTCAGTGCCCTCCTTTTTTCTTCGTGATTGCATTGTATCCAGGCGAGCTAGTGCTTCGGAGAGGAACAACCTAAGCGCCCGAGCGCCTGGTCTGCGGGCGATATGTCCCTCCATCTTAGTCATGTACGATCGGAGTCCAGCGGCTAAGGTTAGCTCTTCATTTCTCGCATCCTCCAGACCTCTCTCCTTCATCCAAGTCCTGAAATGGTTCGTGGCGAGTGAGTTCTTTGCCGAATAGTCCTTCGACTCATCTACCCACGCTCTTACGTCGGCGGTGTCAGTGAAATAGGGGTGTTGCCCCTTCTCCCAGTTGCCATCGAAGATTCGTCCCAGATAGGATGTTGCAGGCTTGTCGTTATCCTTCTCAAGAGCTTTGGCCGCTGCCTCGCCTTGGTTGGGGTTATCGAGCCCACCGTCCTTCGCCCACGAATCCCAGGCTGACCACTTGCCGGGGTCTTCAGCCTCCTCGTCCAGCTCATTCCCGACGAAGTCTGATCGAAGCTGAGTAGTCTCACTCTTGGAGAACTGGCTTGTGTCTATCTCACCAGGAACTCGGGGTGCCCCACCCTTCTCCTCACCTCCACCACCCCCGCCGCTAGTCCACTTCCCTTGCTCATCCCGCTCCTGGTCGGGACTGTACAGATAAACGGCGAAGTTCGCATCAGCCGGATCAAGCAGAGCTGAGTATAGCCCCTCGATGTCTCCGATAGACGATATGTCCTTGACGGCAGGCATATCGCCTCCGAGCAAGGCGACGCCTTTGAGGATAGCGTGGTACATCTTGCCGGCGATCTTCTTGTCGAAGTATATCTCGCTGGATACATGCTGGTAGGCACCAGCGGAGACGAGATCAGCAACACGCTTAGGGACATCGCGGAAATCAGCGATGAGTTTACCGCCCTTACGATACAGTCGCTCAACCCATCCCACAGCAGGGTAGCCGTCGCTCTGTGCGATTGCCTGGTCTCCATCATGTCCGAGCTTCACAGGTGGGTCCAGCTTCCCCCGAAGATCGTCGAAGGCAACAACCATCGCATCGAAGTCATCCCTTGTGTAAGGGTTCCCGTTCCAGGTTCCCTCCGCCAGAATCTCTACGGCGGGAATGTTGACGGTTTCGAGTTTCACAGGCTTGGGCATCTCGCTATTCTCCTCGCTTTTATGATTCCATCGTTGATGACAGATAGCCGCGCGCTGGGATGAGTCGTCGTACTCCTTTGACCATAACCCCATCGCCCATACATCGGCTGAGGAAGTTTCTTTCACTCTCATCCTGGCGTGGTCCTGGTATAGGCATCCTAGTCGCCTTCGTCCTCAAAGACATAGACATACACGCATCGACAGTTATCCCCACCTGCGCACTGGGATGGGGGTTCATTCTCGTCATAGTCCGCGCTGCCGAGCTCGTACTGCTCGCCGTCGAGTGTCTCGCATTCGTTGCAAGTGGCGCTGTCTAGCAGAGAACTCCGCTCGGCGTACCTGATCTCATCCTGCAATTCCTTCGCCGTCTCGGACCGCCCCTCGTTTAGAGGTGTAGTAACAGAATAACGAGCGACTATATTCAAGGCGGTCTCAGCTGCTGAGAGTATTTCCTCCTCAGCAGGAATCCCATCGAAGTGCTCCATAAAGAAGGTGATCCGCCCAGATATGCGCTTGGCCAGATCAGGAGCAAGCGAGCTGTGCGGAATGTTCGGCAGTTCGGGCGGTCCCTCTGCGAGCCTACGCCCTCGCGCGCGTGCGTATTCCTTTAGGACTTGTCTTGCCCCGAACCTGTGGAGGGAGTTGAGCACGGGCTGAAGGGCAGCAGCGAGCTTAGTCTCTAGCCTCTTGGTCTTCTTGCGAGCAAGGATAGCCAGGGACAAGGCTCTTGTGGGTTCTTTTCCAGCCGCCTTCAGTCTGGAAAGTCCCTCGGTAAGAGCATTGTCGATGGCAGAGAAGTTCACCACCTTCTCGCTCTCACGAAGCTCCCTCTTCCACGACCGCTTCTTGCTGGATGAGGCTGATCTGTAGGCTATGTATACGATGTCGCCCTCTGCTAGTTCCTTCTGTAACGTGATGCGACTCTGATCGAATGCAATAACCCAAGAACGATCCTGTTGCGTAGTTTCGGACAGCCAGGGGTTCTTGAGGATGACCCCATCATAGCCTTTCGCTTGGAGATGTTCCTTTATGTCATAACCTATACTACCAGCTTCTCCTTTGGGGAATATGTTGCCCCGCGCCTCTTGTATGACCTCGGTCTTGAGGCTTTCCCAATCCTCCGCAACTCTGGGATTCTCCAGATCAACTTGGGCTGCTAGGACGACTCCGTCTTCATCTGCATATGCCCTTGCCTCAGCTTCAGAGTGGGTGAAAAAGAACCCTAGCCCAGTATTCGGATGAGTCCAACTCGTAGCAGCATGTTCGTCGAAGCCCATCTCCTTAATAGCCGCTGCGGCCTGTGGACTTGTGCCGTGATATTCAACATCCCCACCGCCATCAGTCCATTTACCTTGTTCATCTCGTTCCTGGTCTGGACTGTAGAGATTGGATGACTGTTCCTTCACACCCGAGAGTGCTCCCAGCGGCACTAATAGTTCCTCTTCCTCCAAACCTGGGGCGAATGCTTCCATGTCGACTAATACGTTCGATCTCCCCACCGTGAATGTGCTAACTGATTCCCCCTTCCTCTCGGCCCACTGTTCAGCAACGCCCCTGGAGAGACTCACAGGGATGAGGGAATTGGGATTATCGCTTCTGGATGCTCCTCCACGATATACCGTGAACTCTTCTGGTAAGTTACGACCATTTGCTAGGTGGTACTGGGTTTGATCGTAGATTTGTTGCCGGGCCTCCACGATATCAGCCCTTTCAGGAGTACGACCTCCAAGGGAAACCTCCATATCATTAGCGAACGCTTCCTGGAAGTCCTTTCCGTCCTGGAACAAATATGAAACTGTTTCGGAACCCACCTCACTCTCCACTGCGTTCTTCGTTTGTTTAGCCAGTCCAGTCAATTTAGGCTTAGTCTCAGGCGATCCTGTCAGTTTTACGGTTCCATAGTTACCGCCACCTCCTCCATCCGTCCACTTTCCTTGTTCATCTCTTTCCTGATCGGGACTGTAGAGAGATACTTCCTCCGGCTCACCTGGAATAGGGAGTTGATCACGTGCCCCAGGTTTCCCCGACTCACCTGGGTCTGCCGTTCCAGGTGAGCCGGGGATCACGCCTGGGGGTCCAGAGATAGGAGGCGGCGGTGAAGGTCGTATGGGATTGCCCTCATCATCGGCTGGGAGAGAGGGCAGGTCGAACAAATCTCTTATGTGGTTTTCCAGCTCCGCGTCAGGACTAATCATACCGGCGGTTACCAATGCCGCAAGAGACTGTCCTAGCGGGGTTATGTCCTTGGTCTCAAGTCCGGCCAGTTCAATCTTCGGGTATGCCACAGTATCTGGCCAGTTCAGATCGACTATGCGCTTCACGACATAGAGGGTCATAGCCTGTTCGAATTGAGCGACGATTCCTTTCAGAGCATTGAAGAACAGACTTGACTTGTCGCGATGCATGACGTTAGCGTTGCCCCCGATACCGGAGCCGAGGGTTAAGAAGTCCGCCAGGATACTGACTGCCATCTGGCGATCGTGGTAGTTAATCTGCGCGTCAGTTGATCGCAGGCTAGTGGCCTTCATGTCAAGAATCCCGAAGGGAGGAAAGTTCAGCCCTGTGGCGAGCGAATCCTCAGCGGCAAGAAAATACCCCTTCTCATGTGCGTGAAGACTCTGAAGAGCTTTCGCTACAGCTCTGCGCTCAGTATCCTTGATCCCCTCGCGGACGATCGCGTAAGGAACTCCTATGCCGTGTCTCTCTGCGGCGATAGCACCAATCCGCAGAAGCATATCCTTATAGAACCAGTGCTTATAGGCTGAGCGCAGAATACTCTCGCCACGGAAGTTCGCTCCCTCGCGATCAAGGCTCATAACGAAAAGGCGGCTGATGGGAATAGTCGGATATGCCCAAATACCCCCAACAAGATTAGCAGAAGGATCAGACCAGCTGGCCTTGACCTCAAAGTCCCGTTTGGTATCTGCCACATAGGTCATCTGCGTGATACCCTGAAGCTCGCCATATCTGTCGATGTGCCAGCGGTAGATCGTCTTGGGAAGGCGGGGAGCGAGCTTGTAGAGTGCGATCACCTCTTGTCCATCTATCTCTTTTATGTTAGGCTTCCCATCTGGGCGACAGAAGACCAGCTCGTGAACTGCGTGGCCATAACCACAGGAAGATGTTATGATCTGTCTGACCAGATCGTCCCAGACCATGCCATCCATATTCAGGAGATTGTGCTCGACCACGTTGGCGATATGGACATCTGACTTCTCATCTGAGGCTGGTACGACCCTCAGAGTACATGCGCGGATTGGCAAGGTGATAGTTCGCATCATCGCCTTAACCATGCCGTCTGATCGCATCATGCGTGTATAGACCTCTATGGCTTTATCGCCCTGGAGGTCAGCGTTATACTCTTCCCCATCGAGGAAGCCGGAGTAGAAGACTGTCCCAGGCGCACCAATCTCATCGTAGTCTTTGGGTGGACCTTCCTGCCCGCCGACTGGAGATGATGCCGGCTTCTTAGGGAACAATTCCACGCCGAATATCTTCATGCGATCAACCTTCCACGTGCCACCAGTAAGCTCGGCGGCTATTCCTCTGATCTATTGCGGCGCCGATAATGCTGAGAGGCTTCCTTCCCATCAGAGCCTCTATTCCCTTCCAAGCCTTCTCAGCCTCATGTGGCCTGGGCACCCCCCGGTCGAATAGCTGGACCTTGAGCAGAGGAAGCCCGCCACATTGCTGATAGACTTCAAGGGGAGTGTCCTCATCCTCCATTGTCATATAGACTAGACAGATTGAGGAGGTGTCCCAGAAGTCGAACCCGATTGCCAGCTGCGGGTCTTCCTTCGCTCCAGCAATAGCCAACTCGATCGCTCGCTTCGGCTCAGGCCACATCGGCAATGGAACCAGCAGAGTTGGCCGCCTGAGAACCTCTATACCGAAGCTCTTTGTCCCGTCCATCAGAACTCCTTTATCGCAGAGGGTTCATCCTCAAGCTCATCTATCTCAGCAACCGACATCGGAACCTTCTCATCTTCTCTGGCGGCCTCAGCCATGGCTTCCTGAAGGTCGCTGAAGGATGCTGCGCTATCACTGGCGAAGGCGAGCATGATCGCCTCAGCTCTGTCGGGACTCTTGACGCCTCGCTTGCGGGCATCATCTTTGCTCTCTATAACGACCTGACCCCTAGCGTTGTGAGAGTATCGTATGCCTGTGAGTTGGGCTATTGCGACCTCATCCTCCAACCCATCGATATCGCCGGCTTGGAATCGCTGCCTCAGTCCCCAGTAGAGTTCAGCTTTGCGGTTGATGTACTTCTCTCTGTTACGAGGAGCCTCACCGACGTTTACTCCCACAGCATTGAAGCCCAAGTCCTGAAGGTGCCTGAGCATATAGTAGCCGATGCCCACCTCGTCTACGTTGATCTGATCAAGCCTATCCTTGTATGGCATGAGCGCAGCAACCACCTCGCCTCGGGGATCAGGCTTGGTCCAGGACTGCAGCTTCAGCAGCTTCCGTCCCTCGCGTATGAGTAAGCTAGTTTCATCTTCACCCGGACCAGCAACGTCGAGACCAGCCATAGTCGTATTGCCCGTGTCCTTGACCTCCCGATATTTGGATTCCTCCAACCAGCCGAGAGAGATAAGCGCGTCCTCAGCCTGCTCAGGAAACTTGCCGAGGACACGAGCTTGGTATAGAGGATGTGTTGGGCCCCACTCCTCATACCTTTCCTTCACCCAGCGCCTGCTGACCAGATACGGCCTCTCATTCCTGTCCAGCTCGTGCTCGGGCATGACGAGCAAGTCTTCTATGGTCAATCCCCTGAGGTTGGGAGTATCGAAGGCGTTGATGGTTATTGTGTTCCACCGCTTGCGCTGGCTGGTAAAGGCTTCATAGAACGGGCCGCTTGCGATGGTCGGGTTGCCTAGAGCGAGGACGTGGACATCGCCACCTGCTCGTATGCCCTCAATAGCTTCCCAGATTGCGGGGCGTACTCCTGGAGCCTCGTCTACGATGATGAGGATATGACCGTGGAATCCCTGGAAGCGTTCAGCCTCATTAGTGGATAGTCCCAGTGCGAAGCAGACGCCTTCCTCAATAGTCAAATCAGTCTTGTTCATTGTGGGATATGCTATGCGAGACTTAGCCGCAGCCTTATGAATCTCGCCCCATAGCTGCCTCTCAACCTGCTTCCAGACAGGAGCCGTAGTGATCACGATGCCATCGTCATATCGCGTAAGCCAGAAGAGCGTTACTTCTGCCGCGCTGAAAGTCTTGCTGGAAGCGTGGCAAGCCTTAACAGCGGTGTCCCGGTTCTCCACAGTGGACCTCAGTATCTCTGCCTGGGTATCCCAGACATCGTGCTGGAGAATCCCTTTAGCGAACCTTACCGGATCACGCAGAACAGCACTCATTGCCTTGAGCTCAGGCTTAGTGATCGTAGGCGATATCATCTCGAGCCCATCTTCCTGATCTGCTTTGACTTACATCTGCGACAGCGCCATAATTCAGTGCGAGCTACCCAATCGGATGAGACATATATCCACTGATGATCTAGCAGTCCGCACCACAGTTGGAGGAGCCTGCGGGTTATTCGCAGAAGTCTATTCATCTAATGAGTCCTCTACGATCTTTCGCACTGTGGCCATATCCAGCCGACCAGTTAGATCAACCTTCGCAGGAGAATCAAGCCCAAGGTACTTAGCTCGGCGGTCCATAATCTTGAGGACTCTATCCACTAAGAATGGGTCCAACGGCTGATACTTTCCGCCCTTCTTCCTCTTCAGCTCGTTACTTATTCGCCGCTGGAGCTCGTCGAGAGTCATCAGGTCAAGGTCGCGTACAGCTTCAACCGTATCAGAAGTTTCGCGACGTATTGTAGCCAATGCCTCCTGAACATCGTTCCAGGCAGTTTTCACTCCGCACTTCAGCAGGTGTGCGATCTGCCGATAGTTCGCCCCAGTCATTCTCAACTTCAGGGCTTTTCGCTGACGAGCTGAGATGAACTCCTTATTCTCCCGACGCCTCTCCCGCCTCTGCCGGCCAGTCTTGGCGGTCTTTATCGGCTTGGGATGCTTGGGATCGGTGGCTGGCTTTGCCATCTCATCTCCAACAGTTCGCATACTTATGGCCGAGGTGTCCATCGATCGTCTGCGATATACACACCCTGGCCACTTCCTATCCTATACTACGCGCACCCGCCTGTCAATGGGCTAGACTCGGATTTTCCCCATCTTTTTTCTATTGATAACTTGCCTGAGCTATTGAGATTTTCGTATCTGAGCTAGATTCAAGGACTGCCCGAAACACTCCCAGAGGACATGGCCTTTGAGACTAATCTCTCCTGTCCAGCACTGGCCTGCCTTCCTCTGGAATCTCTTCACTCGTAGCTGAGTATAGCCTCTGAACTATGACCGTAGTGATACCCAGATGCTGCTCAGGATGAAGCTGGGAGAGGACATCTACAACTGCCATCAGAGGACTTCTCGCGCTTATCCTATACTCCCCCATCTCCGGAGTAGCTCCTCTATGATGAATGATTATATGCCACTCGAAGAGTTGTACGATCTTTTCCGCCATCTCAATTGCCTCCTTCATGAATATCTCTTGTTTCTCTTTCCAGCTGATAGGGGTCTTCAGTCTCCCACCACTTCCTCCCCACCCTAACTATCGGCGTCCCCTTCCCCTTAACCTTCTCCCGAGAGCCTCCAGGCTTCACTCCTGGTCGATGAAATACGTCTGCGAGATATACGCCTAAGATTTCAACGTCAACCCCATAGATCGGGTCAACCTTATAATCCCGGTGCTCAAGATGTCCGACCTCGATGAGCCTCCGAATGACCTCCACTTCCTTGGTCCTCAGCTCCTTGCCCTTGCTGAAAAAGAAATATGGCTTCCCCCATACACGATAGTATCCGAAGCGGACATCGTAGCCGCAGGCTTCACACGAGCAGATCACATACTCATTAACACCCACCGTAACCTCTCGCTGCCGACAACCCCCACCCTGCCAGCTTTGATGTCCATCCTTTACGATGAGTTTATCTGCCACGTAGTAACCTCTCTGGGACCAGATGCCTGGACGGGCAGATGGTCCTTGACCCTACGCATTTTGCTCCTGTCTGCGATGCCTTGCAAATATGTCTGACAGGATCAAAGTTCTTGCAGACCATCTTCACCGACCTTGGCTTCCTCAGTATTGTCCTCGTCATCCTGACCTCGCCTTGTGCTCCTCCAGTAGCCGAATCCTCTTGCCGAGCCTGATCGCATAGGCCATCTCGTTCTGTGTTGAGACTCCGGTGTAGCCGCCAACGTTGAGGATGAATACCTCATCCGCCATAGCAATCTTTCGCATATGAAGGTCGTCGAGCATTTCCTTCGTCTCAGCTGTAAGCTCCCGCCCGTCGGCGTGATGGAAAAGATGCGGCATCAAGACTATGTTTCCTGCGAGTGTCTCTGATACCGCCACTTCCATGAACTGGTCCTTGAACCGACTACTCCCGCATAACACTACAATCTTTGGTCTGGGATCGACTACTCTCAAATCAGCCACTATAGCACTCCCTTCCTTTCACCGTCCCCGAACAGGAACTCGACTCTAGCCCGCCGGATACAAAGCCGACAATCTCTGGGATGATGTCTTCTTAGGAGACTCTCGTCATGACCAAATCCTTCTAGTGCCGTCAGCAAGATAACCTTGACGGTGGTGTGAATAGCCGCAATAGCATGTGCCCCACCAGATGTACTCTTATTCCAGCCAAATCCTAGCTGGACATCTAGTCTCGCCTTCGCCTCCTCAAGTCCCAAAGGTTTCATTCTGGTACTCCCTTCTTCTGAATCTCTTCAATCCCTTCAAGGTTGATCTGGAGTCCCTCACCCAGTCCTATCCAAAAATCAACCTCTTCCATGCCTGCCGGCAGCCGAGCAAGAACTTTCATCTTCCCCTTTCCTCTATCGACATAAAGGTGAAGACCAGCTCGCTCCGGAACATCGCCTGTGCATAATCTCCGAACTCTCAAACCCATCCCATCTCCCTTATTTCATCCTCTATATAATCGTGTCGGGCATGTCCGTAGTCATAAACCTAGACGATCCCCCCCTAAAGGGGGGTATCGCTAGGGTTTATGCCTCACGTCCCCTCATGCGGTCGCCTCCTTTCCTTCAAAACTATACGATCAACTCTCATCACTACTTCCACGGGTGCTTGTATTGCCAGATCACCCAAACGATGTAGACAATAACAACCGCCAGGATGACCTGTCCCTCTATGAACTGAAAAGTATCCATCGCTTATTCCCTATCTCCACCGATACTCGCGAACCCACCACCTCCATCGCCACGAGCATTCTTCGGATGCGGAGAACCTTCGGATGGCCCAGGCTGCCCGCTCACTCGTTGCTCCAAGCCGTCCCATAACTGCAGCCGTCTTCACCAGCCTCCTTCTCAGACGTCGCCACTGCCACCTAATCCTATACCGTCTAAACTTCTCTTTCATCATCTCCTCCAGAAGCTACCGTAAGGCTCTACACTCTGCCGAGGCTATACTCAGAATGGAGAAGATCGCATCAAGACCCGCCTGATTGGGTAATCTGAACAAGCGAGCTACTTCCTCCCAGGTTGTTTGACGTTCAATAGCCTCCATAACGCATTCACAATAGGCTGTATTATGGTAAAGAGGGTGGCCAGTACAACTCTCCCAGGCCATATCTCGATAAGGTGATGGCGAGGGCGTAGGAGGTTGTCCCACCTCCTCGATTGTTACTGGACATGGCCCTGACGAGCTATCCCCACAGAGTAGAGCGTATCCCAGCTCCGACGTATCGAGCATCGTCTCAGAACAGCCTGGGCAAGAGTCAACTCGTACCATGTCGACGCATCCTATCGGACCGCAAATTCTGAGTTTGGTACCGCAACCCCAGCGGCTGTAGTTGGCTGGTCCGACGGCGAGGATAGTTGGGTCGTCTGAGCTGTATTCACCTGCGCCGGAGCATCCGAGAGGCTGCCCGTTATAACTGGGCCCATAGGAGGTGATTGTATAGCCTCCAGTATGCAATTCATCCTCGCCAGGGCTTCTTCCATCCTCTCGACCAGCTCCGTCGCCTGGCGGAGTCGGCACCTCAGCGCCACCCGACCAGTTTCGTCCTCCAGTGCCCCCAGTCGCTTCAGTATCCTCTCGTTGGTTTTCAGCTGTCGGCTCCAGGCACCAGTCTTCAAGTCCGGCTGGAAAGGCTTGTTCGCTCCAGTCGCTGCACCAGTCAATCCGTCCTCTGATATTATCCTGGACATTATCCAGGCAGGATATTCCAGTGGCGTCGTAGACTTCCTCCGGAGGTGAATCCACCAGAACATGGCTGCTCCGACCAGGACTCCAGCTATCAGTACCACTATGATTCGATCGTCCATCGCTACCATCCTTTCCGCAAGCCGCTGCGCCAATCAGGATAACCGATAAGGCGCAGCGGCCTAGCCATACTATGCTGACCTCGCTTCGTTAAAGACTGTTCTGTTGCGGTTCATCTCTCTTAACCTCCTCGTCCATGACTGTAAACCTGACGATCATTTAGACAGAATCGTCGACTATTCGAATCTGTCATCCGGAGATATTTTACTGGGATCGTCATGTTTGCGTACTAGGTCGCTATGTATTGTCTCTGCGAGTCTTTCCCCAATGAACGGCTCAATTCTCTCCCATGTTTGAATTCCATCGTATGCGGCTTGGACTGGCCAAGTCCGCTCATAACCGCAGAACTTGCAGCGACCAGGAAAGCGTCCTGCCGTGTTAGCTTCCCCCTCTATCATATACCAGTGGGTGCCAGTAGGAGAGCCCGGACAGCTGACCTCCTGTGGGCACCGTGGCCTTTGGATAGGCTCGTTCAGGACTACCCCTGGAGCGGATAGTTCAGCCATGTCTTAGTCATCTCCCCCGGACAATCTCGCAACCTCCAGCTCAGTTACTCCCCTCCGCGTCTTCCCCACGATGACTGGAATACCAACAGGAACGGACTCATGTGCGAGGTTTTTTCCAATGCCGAGGATTAGATAGTCCTGCCCAGTTGTTTTGTCGACCATCAGCACCGGGCCGACGATGTCGATAATCCTCGCAAGCTCCCCAATCTTCATTGACTACCTTCTCCCTTCAAGACTCCCCGCCGTTCTAATTCCCGCCGCAGTTCTAAAGTTGAGGGGTTCGTTACCATCATTAGTTCACCATAGGCCGGGGCATATCCCCCATGCGCCCTTTCCTCATTGAATGCAATCATTCCCTCTGTTTCAATTTTTGCCAGTACGGCCAATGCGATTAGTTCAGCATCATTCATGACCGTCTCCTCGGTTGCTGGGATAGAGTTTTGAGGGTTTCCCCCGCCCACCTCCATCCTCTATGACAATCTTCCCCACGGTCTCAAGTCCCGAGACTATTCGCAGGAGAACTCTTCGCGCCTTCCCGGTCTTATCGGCCATCTCCAGAAGGGTTATGCCCGGATGCTCGTATATGAGATCAAGGATTTCGTTGGCCTCGCCTTTGGACTCAGACACTCTGACTAAGTATCCGAGCTGGCCCGGGTCTTCCATCTCGAAGGCCAGCTCAAGAGAGGCTCGCTTGGGGAATGCTCTTGACTCCCGCTCCATCTCAACGAGATGTTTCGCTTCATCTTTAATCGTCAGATAGATAGCAGACTCAACCCAGCCGTGAAGAGTAGTGCTTCCCAGCATCCTCTGCCCCCCTCGCGGCGAGACGTTGTGCTTGGCATTGTGGTGGACTATAATGATTGAGCAGTGGTGCTTAAACTTTATCGCATTTAACCAGTTAAGAATAGGTCGCAACTCCCGTGAGTTGTTCTCGTCTACGTCGCCGAGGACAAGATATAGAGGATCAAGAATGATGGCTTTGGGCTTGATCCTTGCGATTGTCTCCTCTAAGAACATGCGATCCTCTTCGAGCGAGAGATCGAAGCCGTAGTTATTTAGGAAGTATATAGGAAGGTCTGGTGGGAAGGTTATCAGCAGCCGCCTGCCCTTCTTCTGGACCTTCCCTGCCAGCAGTCCTCGGGCGTTGGCTATCTTCAGTAAGCGGTCCTGGACTAGCCACGGCGTGTTCTCTTCTTGTATGACTAGGACTGGTCCGGGATCATTGCACTTGAACTTTCCATACATCGCCACTCCTGAAGCGATGCAAACAACCATCTCGGTAGTGAACATAGACTTATATGATTTAGGCTCGCCGGCTACTATCCCGTGGCTGGCCGTTCCCCATATATCATCAATCTGCCAACGCGATTGCGTGAAGCGCATAGCCATCATCTGCGAGTATGTCGTGAGCCGAGGTTCTTGACGCCCCGATGAGGTTGTTATCATAGGAACCTCCACCTGGACAGTCGCATGTGCCTTGAGCGCCTCCGTCCATAAACGACGTATCTCATCGGGCCTGCCGGCGAACTTATTCCAAGAAGAGGCTTGAGCAACAACCAGAATCTCCCTCGGCTCTAGTCCAGCTTCTGCGAGCAAGCACTCTATCTCCCATAAGCGAGCTGATCGGTCTTGACCTTCAACATGACGAGCGGGTTCTCCAAGAAGCTGGACCAGCCGCCCGCTCATTCTTCCACGATACTTCTCCCGGATGCTCGCAGCGGACAAATCTCCTAGCTTGGGAATCTTCTCATTGACAACTGCCGATTCAGGAGGTTCAGGAAGGTGATTTAGTTCTTTTATGGAGTGTACTGGTCCGTCGTTCCAGAGGACTCTGACCCTGAAGGGCTGGTCGTACTTGTTATTAAAGGTGCCCGGGATGCGAAGGACTTGTGTCAAGTCCCAGCCGCCTGGGTCGGCTCCTGTCGCGTATGTGAGCCTCTTAGATAGCCTGGCCGCGTCCTGGGGCGATACCTTCCTCTTTAACTGCCACAGGGCTTGGTATCTCCCAGGCGATGATTCCCACGCGAGCGTAGGCTTAGGCTTAATCCTCCGTGGATCAGCCTCATCAAGATCAGCCCATAAGAAGTGAGTTGGTAAGACATTAGAAGCTCGACGTCGTGGCTGGGATAATGGAGTAGGGCAGAAGTAGCAGTCGGAACCTTCGGCGACCTGTTTCCTTATCCAATCAATAATGGCCTTCTTATCTTCGGGCCACTTATAAGGATGTCGCTCGTACCAGACTCCTCGGCTAGACTTAACCGGGACTGATACCCAGCCTGCCGCTCGTCCCCATACATCGGTAAGGAAGGCGAGGTCGAACTTCATGCGGGGTTAGTCCCCGTCGCCTGGCGGCCAACTCTCTGGTAGGTCGGTGGCTTTTATGACATAAACCCATCCGAACCTTCTGGCCTTCAGCCTCCCGAGCCTGATCTCTCTGAGCACCTGGCCAGGAGTTATGCCGAAGTGCTCAGCTACGTCCCGGGTGGTCATCGACTTCCCCCGAGACTTCTCTTGCTTCGTGCTTGCTACCATATAGCCTCCCCTCCTCAGGACTGAGCCTTGTTCCTCTATAATTATATTATACGTGTCAAGTCCCCGTCGCCTGGCGGCCAACTCTCTGGTAGGTCGGTGGCTTTTATGACATAAACCCATCCGAACCTTCTGGCCTTCAGCCTCCCGAGCCTGATCTCTCTGAGCACCTGGCCAGGAGTTATGCC